CCTTTTCAAAATATGTGGTTATTGTAAGTTCATGAATCAAACGAATTGATTTTTTATTCAAGTCACTCGATTAAGTCACAACACTAAAGACAAATTAAATTGATACTTGACAAATAAAAATGATTCGCTAGATTTAAATCATACAACGAGGCATCAACTACAGGCCAACGATTGCATAGCCCTTACGGGTGTTCAAGGTAGGTAGTAGTCGTATAAGTCCTCACCATTCAAGGAGGTTTATTTACTACTCATGACATACGCTCAGTTGAGCGTTAATGCACGAGAGATAGTCGCCAAGTTCACACTAGCTACATCGCAAGAAGTACAGCTCGGCTGTGACTGGTACAGGTCAGCTCTCAACATCGCAGGTCGTATCGCTGATAGATACCATCTACCTATCGAGACTGTCGCAGGTGTCATCGCTGCATTATCGCCAAACAATCGCTGGGAGCGTAACATCATTGACGCAGAGGCCATGATTAAATGCTGGTCGGCTGGCGGTACAGATGAGGACATCCTGGCCGTGAAGGTTTGTACCTACACGAAAATGCAAGAGAAAGCTCTAGCTATCCTAACTCGTTATGAAAAACGTGACGGTACTAGGCAGCCTATTACAGAGATACTCAATGGCCCTAAGATCATCGAGTTCTTCAACTGCATTACTAATCCACTACTCAACGATGTGTGCATTGACGGTCATGCCTATTCCGTATGGTTCGGTCAACGTCTCACAATGAAGCAAGTGCCTAACATTGGTAAGAATTTGCGAGCGACAATCAAGACTGACTATCGTGACGCTACAGCTTTTATCAATGCTGAACTAAATGAGGACTTTACACCCGCTGATATTCAAGCTATAACGTGGGTAACTCACAAACGTATCTATGGAGTCTAATGACTACTAAACAGCTCACACTCATGCCACTACTTGACGGCAATGCTATCCTTAGCAAGGATGCCCTATCCGATCCCATTCTCCTATCCGTTCTTACTGACATCCATGAAAGACACTACCAATTCCCAAGCCAAGAAGTCGAGCGATGGTACTTCGATACCGTCAAAGGTCTCAGTCGATCTTCCCGAAGATGTACTTAAGGCCATTCAATACTTAGAGTATAGACGGCTACGTCATAAGCATCCACACTGCTAGGCAGTAGCCACCACTTCACCATCACGCACTGGCTTGAGGCCAGGGGTACTTACCGTGCCACAAAATTCCAGGGGTATTCGCCCTGCCACAAATTATTCCAATCATGAAAGTTCTAGTTGCCTGTGAATACTCAGGTGTAGTCAGAGACGCATTTACTAAACGTGGCCACGATGCCACCAGCTGCGACTTCCTACCATCGGACAGCCCAAATGGTAAACATTATCAGGGCAACATGTTCGACCTCATCTACCCACACAATGTCTACGACTGGGATTTGATAATCGCCCACCCGCCTTGTACACACTTGAGTCTGTCGGGCAGTAAATATTGGGCCGAGAAAGTCAAGGACGGACGGCAGCCCGCAGCCATACGGTTTGTTGAACGCATTTGGGACTTGCATGAACAGTCAGGTGTCAAGCTGTGTATTGAGAATCCTGTTGGGGCATTGTCATCACGCTCCAAGCTAGGCAAGGCCACGCAGTATATCCAGCCGTATGAGTTTGGCCACCCTGACAAAAAACGTACTGGGCTATGGCTTCGAGGTTTACCCAAGCTAGAACCCACCGATGTCATCGACATTACCAAGGTTGACCCCAAGATTGCTAACCGCTTGCACTTGCTGTCGCCTTCAGCTGACCGCTGGAAAATACGCAGTAAGACCTTCCAAGGTATTGCTGACGCTATGGCCGAGCAGTGGGGTTGAGTATATTTACTCATGACATTCTCCTCTAGCATTGTTTATAATGCTGGATGAGGGTCTCACCCTCCACGTTGTTTCACCCATTACATTCATGCAACCAAAAGCAAGAACATCCACATGCGTCAAATCTATTGATGTATCACCACTCACAGGCACAGCCATCGTTGAGTTCCTAACAGGCACACGCTATGAGTACAACAATGTATCTCGTAAGGCTATTGCCAACCTACTTGCACAGCCAAACATGAGCCTAGGATTCTGGGTAAATGCTAACTGCAAGGCCAAAGGTGTAAAGTGTAGAGAAATCACACCTGCATCTTTCTACAAACATAAACTTGCAAAGGTCAGACTTGTGCAAGAACCACAACTACCCGTCCTCAATTAATGCAACTAATGTCTAGTCATTCAATGTCTGTTACATTTGACAAGTCCGTATCCTCCTCCATTTTGGAGGCAGGGTTCGACTACAACCCCTCATCAAACAACACCATAACCGTTATGTTTGACCAAGATGGTAGAGACATCTACGACATCCTCGAAGATGCTGGTCTCGGTCACCTCTCAGATGAGGTAATTTACACCAACTACTATGCCGAATGTCTCTAAAAAGTGCAAAGAATGTGGACAAGTCAAACCACTCGACCAATTTCCACTATTTAGCACTACGGGAGCAGGTCGCAAGAATACTTGCAAACATTGCTCCAACCAACAAGCGACAGTCCGCAGACGACTGAAACGCCAACATCCTTCACCATCATCGGGCGATTGTCCAGCCTGTGGCAGGTATACTACTGCCTGGGTTCTTGACCATGACCATAAAACGGACAGGTTTCGTGGCTACATTTGTAACGCATGCAACGTAGCATTTGGTAAGTTCGATGATGACCCTCAAACAATGCAACGCTCACTTCACTGGCTTCAATCACATGGCTAATTCCACCACCAAAACTGACCAATACATCAAGACATTTGATGCAGCTGACGACCCAATCGTCTACGTACTGATACGTACCAGCCCTTACACATTCGATGACATGCTCATAGGTGTCTTTGACAGCAGAGAGTCCGCACTAATTAGACTCAAACGTATCATGGACAGACCTGAGAATGACGAAACATTCAAGATTGAAACACACAATCTCAGAAACATCATCCAAGAACAGGAGCTGGACAGATGATGAAAACCAAAGACATCAATGTCGCTGACATCCTGACCTTCGAGGACAGAGATGCAATAGCCAAAATCATTGACCAACGAGTGACAGAAGAATATGGCGACATGTTCCCTTTCAAATGGTCAGTAAACATCTCAGGACACTTTATTTGTAACTAACATGAGTACACCACACCACGAAGATAGGCTGCTGGACATTTTCCAGGAAGTTAAGGAGGCTTTCCCCTACTACGATGAGGAGAAGCAAATCGAGATCGCCAACAAAAGGTTTGAAGATGAACTCATTTAACGAGTTTATGGGAGGGATACTTGTGACATGGTTCGCACTATCTATTATCACAGCGTTATCCGTAGCCACCGAGAACCGTCCACCAGCAGTAAAAAGACAGGACATTTACTATGGCAAAATCAGACCCCTTTAAAAACAGAATACGGGAACTCAACAAGTGGGAGGCCACTGATGAACTGACCCAAGTTACCTTTGACATGGGACATGAAGCAGCTCTCACTTGGGATCTCCCACCAGCCTACGTATGTATTGTCCGAGCTGTAAAGCAGGATGGTACAATCAAGGAGAAGGCATACCGCCAATCAAACGCTGCAAAGCGATTTATGAAAGGCTTGCTGATGAATGATGATGACTACATTGTCATGACCAGCAATGCTGTAATGGACACCCAAACCGAAATTCCATGAACCCATGTGACCTATCCGAGATTCTTGACAGACTCGGTTACTACATTAACGATGATACAGGCGAGGTGATGCTAGAAATAGATCCCTGTGGCCCTCCTATCATTGACAACTTAATGGTAATTCTGGCAGCTCAAGGGCTGTTGATTACCAAACGCAACCCAGAGTTTGAGCTAGGTTTCTATCTACCAAACTGGCGTACATTCAACAGTATGGAGGAGTACTGCAAAGTATTTCCGTACGAACAACAGTGTAAATCTTATGACATCTAACCTGACCCAACGACAAATTGATCGACTTGATGACTACGAATACTCTCTCTTTCTAGCTTATGGTGACGCATACAAACCTACACAGACAGTTTCTTCTCGAACAGGAAGCGATCAGCTGTGGGAGACAAAGGCTGCACGACTCCATGCAGAAATTAGAAGAGAAATCCTACGCTTCCGCAAGCGTGTACGGGGTGTCATCAATCAGAGAGGCTTTACCTCCTTTGATGCACACAGTTGAGACGACCTTTCATAAATTAAAGAACGGTCAAGCTGGTAAGTTTTACAGAGAAATCTCAGAATATGTAGATGATCTCGAACCACTAGCTATCTCAACAATCATACTGAAGATAACTTTTGATAGGGTTTTCAGTACACAAAGAGGGGCAAACTTAGTGACACCCACACTTGTAGCTATTGGTTCTGCACTTGAGTCAGAGTGTAAGTTCAGATGGTATAAGCAAAAATACCCAGGACTTATGCACTACATCAGTGACAAGTATTTTCATGACGCTTGTGGCACAATGCAGAAACAAATCATTGCAAGTAAAAAGTTTGGTGAACGTGACATACGATGGAAGCCTTGGAGTATCAAAGCCAAGACATCTATTGGTAGATGGGGGCTGTCTATAGTTATGGAGACTACACAGTGGTTTACCATAAGCAAACGTAAGACCCACCGAAAGCGTTACGAATACAGGGTTGTACCAACTCCTGAGTTCAACACCAAACGAGCTGAACTAATCAAGTCAGCTGAGTTGTTCGCTGGTATACCTTGGCCCATGCTGGTAGTTCCAGACGACTGGGGTTACAATGAGAACAACGAAATTATCTACGGTGGATACCTTACCAACCGTATGATGAAGGGCCACGATCTAACAAGAAAGGGCAACCCCTTCATAATACACGGAGAGACACCGATCAACTTTCTAAACAAGTTGCAAAGGGTCAAGTACCGTGTTAACAGTCACATACTGCAAGTAGCAGTAGAGATGAGGTTGAGAGGTAGAATAATAGGTAAGTTTATACCTATAAGTCCTGCTTTTAAACCACCTCGTCCACCAAATGCTGACGAAGATCATGAGGCCAACCTAGCATGGAGACGTGCTATGGCAGAGGCACACAATGCTGACCGTATCAATTTTAAAAGATCAGTCAGAACAAGAACTCAAATGGAGGCTGCTGAGAAGTTTAAGGATGATGTCTTTCATCTTTGTTGGTCTTACGACTACAGAGGTAGAGCATACCCTATCCCAGCTTTTCTAACACCTCAAGACACAGACTTTGGTAAAGCATTACTAAGGTTTGCTGATGAGTCTAGCGTGACAGATGAAGCAGAACTATGGCTATCATTCCAGGTGGCTACTACGTTTGGGCTGGATAAGAGTACGCTAGAGGATAGACATCAATGGGTGTCTGATAACACAGAACTCATCACCAAAGTAGCTACTGACCCTATCAGATACTTGTCTGAGTGGGAAGCAGTTGATGAGCCTTGGCAATTTATGGCTGCGTGTCATGAATACTACCATTGCTGCATCAAGAAAGATAAAGCAACTACTGGTCTTATGGTTGCAGTTGATGCAACTTGCTCAGGTTTACAAATCCTAGCAGGACTAGCCAAAGATCGTAGCACTGCTGAACTTGTAAATGTAGTCCCTAGTTCTAAACCTAGTGACGCTTACAAGGCGGTAGCAGATAAGGCTAAAGAGTTTCTCCCAAGCTACATGCACCATTGGATGGACAGGTCTGTGTGCAAACGCACAGTGATGACCATACCATACAATGCTACTAAAGATAGTAGTCGCAAGTACATACGTGAAGCGTTGCTTGAAAAGAAAATTGACCCTACAACTGACGAGCTAACTCAGGTCGTCAATGCTGTCTATCAAAGTATGGACTCCATAGTGCCAGGGCCAATGCAAGTGATGCGATGGATAAAGAAGCATGTCGGACTTTACATCAGAAATGGTGCTAAAGAAGTTCAGTGGGTCACACCGTCTGGATTCATAGTTAATCAACGCAGAGACAACATTGAAACCAAACAGATGGAGCTGCAGTTGTTAGGACGTACACAGGTTAGATTACCAACAGGTAAGTCTACCCCTAGTCCTACAAAGCATAAGTCTAGCACTGCCCCAAACTACATTCATTCATTCGATGCTTCGATCCTTCACAGATCATTTACACAGTTTGATGAACCATTCACAGTTATCCATGACTCAGTTCTTTGCAGAGCAGGAGACATGGGAACACTCAATCGCCTTGTGCGAGAAACCTACACCAATATCTTTTCCGAGAAGTGTTGGCTCTCAGAATTTGCAGAGACGATCAACGCCTCAGAACCGCCACCAATCGTTGGGACACTAGACCCAAAGGTTGTATCCAATTCCACCTATTTCTTTTGTTAACATGCACACACACGTTACACCAGACCCAGTAACACTCGAAGGGTATCAAGCTATACTAAAACCTGGCGAGTGGGGCTATAAGCTCGCAGCTCTTGTCGATGAGAAACTTATCAAAGATCTCGAAGAGGAGCGTGAGTCAGCTCTAGAATGGGCTAGAAGCAAGGCTAAGAACCCTAGAAGGGTAACAGTCAAGCCTGAGCCTTGGGAGGAGCTACAGACCCAAAAGGGTACGTATCAGCTCAGATTTACATGGAAGGACGGTGATAAGTTCTTTCCTGTTGTAGTTGATACAGAGGGTACAAAGATAGAAGATATAGAAACTCCTGTGTACAGCGGTAGTAAAGTTAAGTTAGCTTTCTTCCAAAAGCCATACATACTTCCAGCTGGAGACATAGGCACATCACTGAAGCTAAAAGCTGTACAAGTTGTTAGTCTTAACAGTGGAGCTGGTGTCGTAGATACTGGCGACCTTACGCCAGAAGCAGCAGCAGAACTGTTCGGTGAAACAAAAGGATTTAAGGTCGAAGATCCTAACGTAGATGCAAGCCCTTGCTCTGTAGAACCTGACGATGACTTCTAATGAGAAGCAAGTTAGAAGAAAACATAGCAGACTTGTTGGAGGAGCTGGACGTTGACTATGAGTATGAATCTGAAAAGTTATCATACGTTATAGAAGCTAAGTACATCCCTGATTTCAAAGTTGGGGATGTCTACCTTGAAGCCAAAGGCTACTTTCCATCCGACCAAAGACGAAAGATGAAAGCTGTGAAGAAAGCCAACCCTGAGTTGGACATCCGTATCATCTTTCAAAACCCATTAACTAAAATATCCAAACACTCCAAAACATCCTATGCGATGTGGGCTGAGAAAAATGGATTTCCTTGGTGCGTATACTATGCAATCCCAGTTGACTGGCTCAGATGAATCAACCTTCCTATATCACACCAGCTGTCCTAGCTGTGGTTCGTCAGACGGTAATTCCGTATATTCTGATGGACATACTTATTGTTTTGTATGTAACCACTTTGATAGCGGGCAGCCAAGTGATGATTGTG